ATCTTTGGATCTACTTTCGAATCAGGATCTACAAAACAAGAATTTTTAACATCCATTGCAGTACGTAACTTCTTTAACCAAGGTGGTTCCACTGCTTTAGTTAGTAGAGTAGTATCTGGGGACTTTGACCGTGCCACTTCTACAAAGATAACTGCTTCTGCTGTAAGTCCTGAACCGTTTACTTTAGAAACTTTAGGTGAGGGTATTATATTTAACAACTCTACCGGAGTAGACGATCCAGGTACCCAATTTGTTAGCAGCAGTGCTTTAGTTTCCGGATCAGCAGATAACTTAAGATGGGAAGTTTCTAATGTAAATAATGCCAACGGTACTTTTACGCTTTCAGTAAGACGTGGAGACGATAGTGCAAAAGAGAAGATAGTACTTGAAACATTTACTAACTTATCTCTTGATCCTAATTCTCCTAATTATATTGCTGCTAGAGTAGGTGATCAAGTTCAAACTATCTCCGGTGATAGTACTTACATTCAGATTACAGGTTCTTACGTTAATAGATCTAATTATGTAAGAGTTGCATCAGTTAACGATACTCTTAACTACGTAGGTACTGACGGTTTATCAGTAGGAACAGATAGCGCCGGAGTTTCTTATAGCGGTTCTTTACCTATTGCAAGTTCTGGTTCGTTTCATGGTGCTACAGGAGATATTATAACAGGCGGCGATGTTTATTATAACGGATTTACGACAACCAATATACAAGGTCTTGCCGCAACCGATTATGCAAATGTAATCACTTTACTAGGTAATAAAGATGACTTCCAGTTCAATGTAATAACTGCACCAGGACTTTTAGCTCATCTAGCTAATCATTCTACACAAGTTAATGCAATTATTTCTCTAGCTGAAACCAGAGGAGACTGTATAGCAATAATTGATGCATCCGAACAAGGAGATGCCCCAAGTACGGCAGTAACTAATGCTAATGCTCTTAATAGTTCTTACGCTGCTACTTACTACCCGTACTTACAGGTAGGTACTGAAACTGGTAAGAATCAGTTCGTACCACCATCAGTAGTAATACCAGGCGTTTATGCTGCTAACGATAACAGTTCAGCTCCTTGGTTTGCACCTGCAGGTTTAGTAAGAGGTGGTATTCCTGGAGTAATTCAAGCAGAAAGAAAGTTAACTAAAGCACATCGTGATACATTATATGATGCTAACGTTAACCCAATTGCTACTTTCCCAGGAACAGGCATTGCAGTATTTGGTCAAAAGACATTACAGAAAAAAGCTACAGCTTTAGATCGAGTAAACGTAAGAAGATTACTAATCGAATTAAAGAAATTCTTCGGCGATCAAGCAAGAAACTTAGTATTCGAACAGAATACAATTGCAACAAGAAACAGATTCTTAGGAGCAGTTAATCCTTACCTAGAATCAGTAGTACAGCGTCAAGGACTTTATGCCTTTAGAGTAGTAATGGACGACACTAACAATACTGCTGACGTAATTGACAGAAATCAATTAGTAGGACAAGTATTTATTCAGCCGGCTAAAACTGCCGAGTTCATCGTACTAGACTTTACGATTGAGCCTACAGGAGCCAGTTTCGCAGTATAATTTCTAACAACTATATTTATATAAAAAGAACACCAATATGGCAGTATTAGACGCAAACGAAATCATGTTCAGAGCATTTGAACCTAAAGTTCAAAATCGCTTTGTTCTATACTTCGAAGGTATTCCTTCTTTCATGGTTAAAGCCGCTTCTGCTCCTTCTTTCACAGATGAGGAAGTAAAGCTTGACCACATTAACAGCTACAGAAAAATTAGAGGAAAAAGAGAGTGGGAAAACATGGACCTTACTCTTTATGATCCGATAACTCCTTCAGGAGCACAGGCAGTAATGGAGTGGGCTCGTTTAGGATATGAGTCTGTTACCGGTCGTGCTGGTTACTCTGATTTTTACAAAAAAGAATTAACTTTGAATCAACTTGGCCCGGTAGGAGATATCGTAGGTGAGTGGATTATCAAAGGAGCTTTCATAGTAAGTGCCGACTTTGGTGATTACGACTGGAGTTCAAGTGATGTAGTTGACGTTACTCTATCCATAGCAATGGACTACTGTATCTTAAACTACTAAGAAAATAAAAGTATATTGATATACATCGAAAAGCTTGGTAGGAATATCAGGCTTTTCTTTTTTTAAAAAGATTCTATTTATTATAGAATAAGTTTTAACTAAAATAAAATAATGGAAAACAAGTTTCAGTTCCCAACAGAAGTTATAGACCTACCTTCAAAAGGTTTATTATACCCCGAAGATTCTCCTTTATCATCAGGTAAAGTTGAGATGAAATATATGACTGCTAGAGAAGAAGACATTTTAACTAATGTTAACTATCTAGAACAGGGCATAGTAATTGATAAATTATTAGAGTCGTTAGTAGTCTCTAAGATAGACCACAATGAGCTGTTAATCGGAGATAAGAATGCTCTGTTAATTGCTGCAAGAGTACTTGGATACGGAAAGGACTATGAAATCGAGTACCTCGGACAACCCTACACTGTTGATCTATCAGAGTTAAAATTAAAAGAACTAGACGAATCTCTTTTTGAAAAAGGTAAAAACGAGTTTGAATTTACTTTACCTACTACTAATACAAAAATTAAGTTTAAGTTACTCACCCAAGGTGACGAAACTAAAATTAACGAAGAGATAAAAGGACTGCAGAAGATAGATAAAAATGCTAGTTATGAGAATACTACTAGACTTAAGCATATGATCTTATCTGTTGACGGAGATACAGACAACGGTAAAATACGTCAGTTTGTAGATAATTACTTCTTAGCAAGAGATTCTAGAGTATTTAGAGCATACGCCGTTTCCATTCAACCGGACGTAGACCTGACCTTTCATCCGGAGGGAGGCCCGGAAGGAGGTGTTGATATCCCAATAGGGATTAACTTTCTTTGGCCTGACGCCGGAATATAGAAAAGTATTTTTTAGTCAGATACATGATATAGTGTACCACGGTAACGGAGGATATGACTGGCATACAGTGTATAATATGCCTATCTGGTTACGTAGATTTACTATTCAGTCTATAAACGAGTTTAACGAGAAACAGGCAGAAGCAGCTAAAAAATCTAATAAAGGAACTGAACTGAAAGAGATACCGAAAGGTCCTGCCATTAAAAGACCTACTTATAGTACTAAGGCTCGTAAATAATGCGGGCCTTTGCTATTTATATGTATATATGATACCCTATGGATAACGAACAACTTATACAAGAATTTATTAAACAGTTTACTGGTACTAAAAGGAGAGATGTAGAGGAATTTCTTAGAGAGCTAGTCAATAACGGGGTAAGGTTTAAAGACGCAATAAAAGAAACCAAAAAAGAGTTTAACGAAACAGGTTTTGCCGTAAGAGATTTAGCAAGTAGTATACAAGCTACTATTACTTCTTTAAGAGGATCTAATTCTGAAGTTAAAAAAGGACTGAACCTCTATACAAAGCTAGGCGGCTACGTAAGGCAGATACAGGATGACCAAGCCGGAATATACCAGTTATCTCTTAAAGAGTTAAAGACTACGAGACAGAAAGCAGCTTCTGAACTTAGAGCTTTAAAAGATATTTCAAGAGGGTTGAGAGAGCGTTTTGATAGAAACGAAGAGTTAACAGATCAAGAATTAAATCTTCTTAGTGCATACGAGGAGGAATTAAAAAATGAAACTTATATACTTACTCTCTTAGACGAAAGAATAAAAAAAGAAAAACGATTAGAATCGTCTTTGGGACTTACTGGAGCAGTTTTAGATAATCTAAATAAGATTGGGATTAGAGCTCTTGGCGGCATAGGAATTAACTTAGGTACACTGCAAGACGCTTTTGATGAAGCTCGAGACTCTAGTCGTAAAGCCGCAATCGATATAGATGAACTAGATAACGCAGATCAATTTAGTGATTTAAGCAAAAGAATTTACACATTAAGTGTATCTTTAAAAGGTGTAGCTAAAGGGTTAGCGGAGGCATTTAATGACCCGTTAAGTTTAGGTTTAGGACTTTTTAAAACTATTAGTAAACAAGTTTTTGAATTAAATACAGCTCAAAACAATTTTAGAAGGCTTACAGGCGAATCCGCTAAAGCGATTGGACAAATTAACTCAAGAGCAGTTACGAGTGTTGACCTACTTAACACTATGTCCAATATTACTAAAGAAATTGGTTTACAAGCTAATTTAATTTTTTCTTCTAGGCAATTAGTTGATATTGCTAAAGCACAAGAACTTCTAGGACTTTCTGCTGAACAAGCTATTACTTTAGGAACGGTGAGTAGACTAACTAACCAAACTCAAGAAGATTTTAATAATAGTTTATTAAGAGGAGCAGACTCTGCTAACAAATTGTTTAAATCTGCAGTCCCTCCCGGAGTAGCTCTTGAAGAAGCTGCAAATGCTTCTGCAGATATAGTTCTTTCTTTAGGAATGGCACCAGGTCGGCTAGGTTCTGCAGCAACGGCTGCAAAAGCATTAGGTTTAGAGTTAAATAAATTAAGTAGTATTGCAGACGGACTTTTAAATTTCGAAAGTTCTATTCAAAGCGAATTAGAAGCTCAATTAATAACTGGTAAGCAAATTAATTTAAGTAGAGCTCGTGAATTTGCACTAGCAAATGATTTAGAGGGAGTTGCAAGTGAACTAGCTGCAAACAACGTAACCGCTGCTGAATTTGCAGATATGAATAGGATTGCACAAAATTCATTAGCTAAAGCTTTAGGGCTTTCTAGAGAAGAGCTTGGGAAAACTATTATACAGCAATCACTTGCAGGCACCCTGACTGATAGTCAAAGAGCAAGTGTTTTAGGGGTAAATCAAGCACAATTAGAACAATTAGATATTCAAAAAAGCATTGAAAAATCAATCCAATCTATTACTCAAGCACTCGCTGGACCGTTGGAATTTTTTGCTCAAATTTTAGAAAAAACAGGAGCAATACAGGTTATAATAGGTGGAGCTTTTGCTGTTTCGATTGGTAAATTTACTCTAGGTATTATTAGTGCTTTAGGTCAATTTAAAGCCGCAAAAACTCAAGCAGATTTACTGACTGCTTCTCTTCTAAGAGCAGCTGGAGCATCACAGGCTATAAGAATACCAGTCCCTGGCCCGTTGACTATAGGTGGTGCAGGATTTACTAAGGCACCGTTTGCCGTGGGCAGTGCAGGAGCCGGAAAAGGTCTATTAGCTGGAGCAGGTAGACTAGGAGTAAGGGCATTAGGAGCATTAGGTGGCCCGGCCGGTATTGCTCTAGCTACACTAATAGGGAGTGGTTTTGCATTAAGGGCAATAATGAAAGAAGGAGACGACGTAATTTCTAAACCTGGATATGGTGATAGAGTACTTTTAGATAAGGGCACCATTACTCCTCTTTATAACGGCGACACTATATTTGCAGCATCTAATTCCCCTACTCAGATGTCAACTAACGGCAGAAGAGTAGAACAGCTCTTAGAAAGATTAATAGCTAATACTGAAAAAACTGGAGCTGTTTATATTGACGGTAGAGAAGTAGGTACGGCTATGGTAATGAATTCATATAAAAGCTCTTAAATTTAATATTTATACTAAAAAAATGGCACTAATAGATAAAATACAAGATTCAAATTTTGGACTAAAAGGAACTACTCCTGAAAAAGGAAAAGGTACAGACTTATCTTCTGATACACATGTATTTGACCCCACACCAGGTTCTCAAGGTGATGAAAAAATAATGTTCGAATCTGTCTACGCTTTACCGCAAGTACCGGTAGCTTATAGAGAACAATCTAGAGAAGCATTATCTAACTTTCAAATACCCGACTCCGGCGTTACTCCTGATTAATTTATGTCATTTATAACTAATACAGGATTACGAAGTTTAAGCTACGCCACTTTCGCAGTACCGGAAGATGGAGCAGTTTTTAAAAAAATACCCGGTCTAAATGAAGACGGGTCAACTGGCGGTGTAGAAAAACAAGTAACCGCCAGAGTAGATGATACTCTTCGTATGTCTAGATTATTAGTAGGTGATTTTAGAAAAAAAGATGATTTAGTTGTAACAGATCCGCAAACAAAAGCTGTTATAGATGTAGTAGAACGAAATCGCGGTACTAATAGTAGAACCCAGGCGGGTAATAAATTTTTAGCAAATTTAGCTTTGATAAACCAACAGGCTACTTTAGCTAAAATACAAAAGAAAGAATTTACCGGTTTAGGTAGTACTGTATTAGATGGGGCTAAAGATATTGCAAAGACTGTAGCTTCTACTTTGGCTCAAGTTCCTGTAGCCGGTACTGGAGTTCATTTCGTAAACGGCGGTAAAGTTGGAAAAGAATATCTCAAGGGCGGTGGAAACGCAGTTGGTAATTTTTTAAGAAATCTAACAGGTACCGGCGGAGGACTTCAAGGTCATGAAAGTGTATTATCCGGCCAGCCTATATTGATTAACAAAGAAGGAGTAGATACAAACGAAAACGGATCCTTACTTCGAACCTATAAAGCTAAAATAGAAAATGAAGAAGAAAGAGCAAAACCTGAGTTAACTAGCGCCGGAGATTCTAATCTAAGACAGCCTTATAAAAATAGAAATAACCCAGATACAGTATATTCCACAAGACTAAGAAATCAAAACGAAGAAGGTACAGGAATAGACCTAATAAACCTGTCAACTGTATTTGACGAGGGAAGTACATTCCTTATGGACCTGCGAAAAACTGATATAATTCCCTTCGAGTTTCAAATCTTTGACCCAGCAGCAGGCGGAACCCCAAAATACCTTTTATTTAGAGCCTACCTAACTCAGCTGCAGGATAGTTTTAGTGGAGAATGGAACTCCACTAAGTATATAGGTAGAGCAGAATCTTTATTCAACTATACGGGATTTAATAGAGGCTTTTCCTTTGGTTTTAATTTAGCCGCTCATACAATAGAAGAACTAAAACCTCTATATAAAAAACTAAATTATTTGGTAAGTTCTACAGCTCCTTCTTATAGTAACACTTTTATGAGAGGAGTATTTACTAAGGTAACTATTGGCGACTATTTAAGTGCAGTTCCTGGCTTTTTTACTAATATTGACGTATCTTGGAATACGAACTATCCGTGGGAGATAGGAATTGGAGAGCAATACGAAGCATTAACTGATACAATTATAGTACCTCATTTACTTGACATATCACTTCAGTTTCAACCAGTACATGATTTTAATCCTGCAATCGATAAACCATTTATAGGTACAGAAAATCAATCCTCTATATTTGATAGCCGTCAAGGTGTTGGACTGGGAACTTTTCAAGGTTCTAATAACGACGATGTAGTAGAAAATCAAAAAGCACTAAAAGAGAAGAGAACCAAGTTTGGAAGGTTCTTACAAGAAAAATCTCAAGCTAATACGGAACAAGGAACACCAGAAGTACTTAAGACTATAAACATAGACGGTAAGGACACCAACCCTGGGCTAAA